TGGTGTGAGCATAAACCTAGTGTCACTTGCACTGTAAGGGATAGCGAATGGCTAGAGGTAGGCGCATTCGTTTATAAACACTTTGATGAAATGTCAGGTGTATCGTTTTTACCTCACTCAGATCACTCCTACCAACAAGCACCATATCAGGAGTGTGATAAAGACCAGTACAATGCCTTGAAAGCTAAGATGCCAAAAGAAATAGACTGGTCTAAGCTCAGTGACTACGAGCAAGAAGACAACACCATTAGTAGCCAAACCTTTAGCTGCACTGGTGATTCATGTGAAATTGTAGATATAGGAGCACCGTAATGTCACCACTTTGGTTTATACCTTTAATGATACTACTTATAATTATTTCAATAAAAATAATATAAAAACTAACAACTTTTTACTTGACAAATGCTCCTATCTATGATATACTTATGGATAGGAGCTATACAGAGGATTGATAGATATAGCTAAATGTTTAAACTGTAACGGTAATACATACGATGGGTTCAAGTGTTATATGTGCTACAACAAAAATACAAAGATTAGACCTATGACTAAAGATGAAAGAGATCGTTCTAGAGTTAGATCTAAGGTTAATAAAGGAGAGAATACAATGTTGGACAATACAATAGTTAGTAGTCCAGACCACTACTCAAGATGGAAGATAGAGCCTATTACATTTGTAATGATGAACTCTTTTGAATTTTGGAGAGGTAACATTATAAAGTATGCTTCAAGAGCTGGTTATAAGAAATATGACAACATGAACATATTAGAGTCAGAGATGACAGATCTTAAGAAAGTAATTCGTTATTGCGAAATGCGTATTAATGAGTTAAAAGGGGAGGATGTTCTATGACTGTATATGTAATAGCTATGGTTATGTGGATGGATCAATCATACAAAGTAGCAAGTAATCAAATGCTTTATACTAGTGAAGCACTATGCCAATCAGCTAGAATTATGTTAGTAGACAGACTTAAACGTACAGCACCAACTAATGTAGATACTGCTATTATGTCTAAGTGTATAAAACTAACTGAAGATGATTTAATGCTCTCTGGAGAGAAAATATAAATGGCATTACGAAAAAAGCCTCTCACACTTAAGCAAGAGGCAGATAAGTTTATTAAAGATAAGAACATGGGTAGCAGCCCACCTGAGTTTCCTCTCTCCTCACTTAGGTTATTAGTAGCCTCATCTGTCCTATCAGGGCTACTAGCAAGTGGTACACCCAGAACCATGAGCAATGAAAGAGTCATGGAGGAGGCATTCCTGTGGGCAGACAGGATGCTTCAATATAATAAAAGCAAGAGTTAACTCTTCTTTTACTTTCCCAAAACTTAAAGGAGCTATTAGGTTAGCTCCTTTTTTTATTATGATTAATAATTAAGGATTTCTAAATCGTCTATAAGGTCTTTAGTAGATAAGTAGTTGTTCAATGTTTGTATTTCTACAATGTCTAACTCATAAAAATCTCTTTCTATATCTAATTCTTTTAAACCTTCTTTTATATCATCTACAGAATAATTAGTTGCTGTCATATACTGAGCAAGTAATGGTCTATTCTTTTCTGTCGATTGATTCATTAAGTTAGATATAGCTGCATCTTTAGCTTTGCTTACACTCATCTTCCACATTTTTGTCTGCTGTTCGATAGACATATCAGATCTAAAGTTCTTGTTAGACATAAGATATGTGGCTTGTTCTTCTAAAAGATTAAAGTATTCTTTTTGAAATCTATTGCCAGCTATAGGTGTCAGTTGACTTATCTTAAAAGCTGCATTTAACTCCCAAGGTTTAGCACCTATCATATTCATAATACGCATAGTATCTGTGTTGGTTACAGTTCTAAACCCAACCATCTTACTTGATTGAGGATTAGCTTCACCTAGTGCAGATGTTTGTCTAAGTTCATCAGATCCCTTACCTGTAACTAACTCAGCTAGGTTATCAATGTATCTAAATGTATTCTTTAGTTTCTTAGAAGATGGATTTTCTCCAACGGTAGGCACTCTGTTTACTTGGTCAGGAAAAGCTAGACCTATTGTTTCATTTAGAGGCTCTAAGAAACGAGTATAAGCTGAACCAAACTGAGCACCTATACTAGTCACTGATTGAGTTCCCTTTTCCATAGCTAACTCTAGGTCTTGTTGAAGGATGGCTTTAACACCATCAAGCATAACATCACCTGATTTAGTTATGTTCTTAGTAAGAGAACCACCAAAGAAATCTACTATAATCTCTGATAGCATACCATCTGGTATTTCTTCACCAGCTTGATTCATAGAGTGTATTCTTCCAGCCGCTTGGAATAAAGAGAGAGGATAGTCGTACTTGATACTACGAACCTCTCCTGTAAGACCATCTACAACATCGTACAGTCCAAGCCCTTGCCTACGCTTCTCTTCCTCACCCTTTGCAAAACTATACACAAGACCACCAGAGACAAGCATACGAGCCGAAAGCTCTGTAAAGGTTACATCTTTATAGTTACCACCTACTTTAGCTGCAAGGCTTAGAGGACTATTCTTAATAGTAAAGTTAACTGTGTTGTTGAAGAACTTACCAAAAGGTACTAATGCACCTAATCCTGGAATATTCCTAGCGTCTTCGATAAAGCCAGCAACCTGACCTAAAGCTGTCTTATCTTTGAAGGACTTACCAAAAGTAGCCTCTAGAACCTTGTCAACAGCATTAGCCTCTATCTGTCTGTACTGTTTAGTAGCCATGAGTCTAGTTGCATCTTTACTCTTGTAGAAGTCATCATAGCTCATATTAAAAGCTACTCGTATGTTCTTATCCATTTGGAACATATACTCTTGAGACTTGGTAAAGATATCTTGTGCATCAACAAGAGTCATAGCTTGTATAGCATCAATACCTTTTTCAGTTTGAAACCAGAATGATCTATTAAGCTCACCTAGTTCAGCCATCTCATCAATACCTTTACTGATATCGACACCACCAGCTTGCACTCTACTTAGCTTCTCTAAAGCTCCTGTATTGCGTAGGAGAGCTGACTTGAAAGCCTCTTGTGTCATATCAGAATCAAGAAGAAGTCTACCCCTGTTTAAGTTAGCTTGCGTTAGAGCCTTAGCCATACGCATATGAGATGCACCCTTTTCAGTCATACCGACTAAATTCTCTAGTGTACCTCTACTAGCGTACAGTAAAGCTTGTACCATATCAGTAGCAGTGTTAATAGAAGATGCTGTACCATAACCTATTACGTTAAGCATAGATGTTGATGGGTGCGACACAAGGCTACGGATCATGTTATTCTGTAGCTTACGTACATTAGCACCAGCAGCTCCACCCCACTTATCAAAACGAGATGGTGGTTGCTCTAAGAGACTCATACCCATAGCGTCTTTTAGATACTTATCTAGACCTACCTTTTCTAGATCTAATTCCATTCGGTTAGCGACTTGAGCTACAGCACTGAGTGTCTCACCGCCTTGACTTATCTTATTAGCAAATATATTAGAGAACTGCTCTGGTGTTACCTTGTTAAGACCTTTGATATTAGACCCTGTAGCTTTAAGAATACCTTGTATATCTTTTTTATCCATAGTAGCTAAAAAGTCAGCTACAAAGTTTGACACATTATCATCGTCTGTTCGTTGTATGTATACAAAGCCCTTCTCTTGCATGATCTGACCTAGACCTTTGAAGAGAACTTTACCATCATCATCAGTTCTACCTAGAAGAAGCTCTACAAAGAACTTAGTATCCTTGTCCTGTAGCTCAACGCCCTTAGAAACCTTATCAGCAAATGCACTTGTATTAGGTAATTGTTTTTTATTTATAAAGTCGATGAGAGATAAACGTAACTCATCAGCAACTTCTTTAGGGGTAGCTTTACTAAGAGATTCACTTACCAACGTTTGTTTAGATGTACCACGTTTAGCTACTCTCAAAGCCTGTAGACCACCGATACCCATGACAGTCAAAGAGCTTATGCCCACAGATGTCCAATCTAAGTCATCTTGTACACCTGTATCCATCAAGCTTTTTTGATATAGATATTCTGTGCCTGTAGCTGCCAGAGCATCGACCATCATTGTACCACCGACTTCTTTGAGACCAGCTCTAGTCATGACTCTCTTGAAGCCCTTAGTGCTAGACAGTTTAAGAGCGTACTCTCCTATCTCATCAGAGGCCTGTTTATTAGCTGAAAGTATAGCTTTTTTGTAGACCTTACTTGCTGCTTGTTTAGCACCTGCCTTAGTGCCTTGCTTCTTAAGCTCATTCATAGCAGCTTTCATAGCAAGATTGTTTAGAGATTTAACACCAACTTTAGTGGCTGTACCACCTACCGCTTTACCTACTACACCAGCAGCAAGATTCAAAGGATCAAATACAGCAGCTCTAACACCATCTACAACAGAGTCAACCTTTTCTCCTAGAGATGCTTTATCAGATGTCAAAGAGTTTGCCATGTTCTGATAGATACCATAGGCTCTACCAGCAATAGCCATCTTTTTTTCATCGTTGCGTATATCATACAGAAAATCAGCCTCAGAGAGTGCCCTCACTGAGTTACCAATCATGTTGCCTCGTCTGTTGTTTATATATCTATCTACAATCTTTTGTCGAGATTGACCTTCAGTAGATTGTATACCGTATCTAAGATCCATATACTCTTTGATAGGTTGAAATAGTCTGTCATCTTCTACCATACTAGAGGGTGTATACTCACCAGCAATAACACCTTTTGGTACGATGTCTTCTATCTTTAATTCTTCTTCAACAGGCTCAGGCTCTTGATATACAGTAGACATAGAGTCTAGAACAGAAGTCTTTTTTGGTTCTGGTTCTTCTTCCTGTTCTACTGTAGACAACTTGTCTAGTAGAGATTTCTGTTCTTCTTCTTCTTCATCTTCATCAATAAAGGAAAGATCGTCTAAAGACAATGTGTTTAATTCAGTCATGAGTTTGCCTTAATCAATTTTTAATGCTTGTATTAAAGTTTTCTTAAGCATCTTACGTCTAGCTCTATTTGCGCTGTTGTTCTTTCCAAAGTTAACATTAGCAGATAACCACTTATCAACATCTTTTTCTGTTTTAAGACCAGCATCCATAGCTGCTTTCAATGAAGTAGTCAAAGAGTTTAATAGCTCATCGTCTGTATTCTCTTGAGGTAGAGGATCAAGCTCTTCTAACTCTGTTATAATCTCAGTTAAAGTCTTATCTTCACCTTTGGTTAAAACATTAGATATCTCTTTTTGTGTGGTTGCTTGAACTTTAGGAGAAGTAGAAGGAAGTTCTATTTTTTCTAAAGTAGTGTCTGTCGTTGTCTTGTCAGCACTTGTATCAGTATCGGTGCTAGTATCTGTCTTAGTTTCAGTTTCAACTTTTCCACTTGCTGCTTTTTGATCCTTAAAACCTTGTTCAATAGCATCTCCTTTAGGTTTAACTGTACGTTTTATTCCTTCGTGATCTATAAATTCACCAGTATTACCAGCTTGTATCCAAGCAACGGCTTCATCCAAAGTCGAGAATGTAGGTATTTCTCCTTCTGTTTTTGTTTCTATTTTTGGTTCTTCTTTAGATATTTCAGTAGGTATACTACCAGATTCTGCTTGCTCTTCTACAACATAGTCAGCAAGTAAACTGTTTTGAGATAGGTTTCTAAAAAGACCACCACGATCTTGTTTTTCTATCTCGCTTATATATTGACCAACAGGTATTAATTTAAGTAGTCTAGCATTACCTAATGCTCTCTGATCTGCATTATTTGATTCTATGTAACTAATAGCTGTTAGTATTTCAGTCCCTCTTGTGTGGTCAGCTGAACCTTTAGGACTACTTGTTAAAGCATTAGCAAGGTCTATAGCTCTGCCTTGTACTACGTCAATAAAGGCATCTCTTTGCTTTTCAAGAGCTGTAGCATCTTGCATGCTTAGGTAAGCTTCTGGTTTTATATCTAACTGAAGAGTTGCTGGTATATAGTTAAGAGCCATGATGCTGTTAGCAAAAGCCTCAGCATTATCTATGTCTATATTACCGCTAGCAGCGTCCAAGTATGCCTCTCTATCTCCCTGTTCTGGTATACTTGCAGCAATAGTTATCAAGTTAGGTACTTCGTCAATAGGGATGATATTACCAGCTTCTGCTTGCTCATTTAAGAAGGTCATAACTTTATGAGAAGCCCCTGGGTGAGCTAAGATTTTATTAAAGTACTCAGCATCTTCTTTAGGGTATTGAGTAACATCTCCAACTCTAGTCGTTAGTAGCTGAACAGACTCAGCCATCTCAGTTGCTGTCGGTGTTTTAACTGTACTTGTCCTACGACCACCACCACCAAATGCTTTTGATGCTGCACCGTAACCACCATACTCCAGAGCTAGTTTAGTTCTAGCATCTTTGGTAGTAGTCTCGAACTGTTCTCTACGCCAAGCCATCTCAGCCTCGAACTGTTCATCTGCTGTTAAGGCTCTATCTTCTTTAAAAGCATTGTCTATCTTCCAACGTTCATGTGCAGCTTTTCTTTCATTCTCGTTGTAGTCAAATGTTTTCTGCCATTGATCATCAGTTACAGTATCTCTAGTCTTCTCATAATCAAACATAGCCCTTTTCAGATCGTCATTAGAAAGAGCAATACGTTCATCTAAACCAAACTGCATTCTAAAACGAGATATAGCCCTTTGAGCTTCACCTTCTTTAAATGCAAACTCTTTAGCTGCCTCTTTCATTCTCTGTGTTTCATTTCGATTTAGACGTTCTTGTTCTCTCATGAAATGTAGATCATTTTGATCTAACTGTTCACGTTTAAACTTTAGGTCTTCCTTAGACATACTTTCGTCAAAGTCAAGCCTATCCTTCTGTAACTTAAGAGTATCTTGACTTAAAGATATGTTAGCTTCACTAGCCTCTCTAAGCCTATTCTCAGCAGCTTGCTCTATCGCAAGTCTATCTAACCTAAGCTGGTAGTCTTCTTCAGCTCTCTTGTCTAGTACTTCATCTCTTGATCTTAGGTATTCTTGATTGTCAGCATACTGTTGATCAAGGACAGCATCTCTATCAAGCTTATATTGAAACTCTTGATCACGATACTTGTTAAGAGCCTCTTCTTTTTCTTTATCAGCCTTCATCTGTAGACCTGTAGTATAGCCTTTAGCTAATCCTGAAAAAAAACCCATATTATGTACCTCTCGCCATTAGACCCTTGGGAGGGGTCATCTCTTGTTCTGGCATGTCTTCTTGAATATCCATAGGATCTGACTCCATAGATGCTACTAGTATACCACTAACCTCTGGTTTTGCTGATTGAAGGTCATCCTCTGTTATACCTTTTAAATCTCCAGTCTTTGCATGTTTCTGAAGAAGTTTTCTAGCTTTTAAAGACTCAATAGTATACTCTTTTTCCATCTCTTCTTCAGTTGGTTCAAAACCAGTTAAATAATCATCGATACCTTCTTCCTCTGCTAAAAGCTCAAGAGCTTCATGTGTAACAGAAGCTATAGTAAACATAGCATCCATATCATGCTTTGATTGATAAACAGCAGCTCTAAGCATACCAAGATTTAAATCTTTTATAGGAATACCAAGTTCTATAGCATCAGCCATAGACTTTCTTATTTTAGGTTCTTGCATTCTATCTAGGTGGTAGTCAAGAGCCTCCACAGGATCTTCTATCTCAGGTAACTGGTCATAGGGCATTGTGCCAAATTCATGTGTTAAGCTTTCACCTGGAATAGAACCATCCAGTAATATATCATTTAATTGTGACATTATACACTCACCTTACTAATTGTCTTCAAGTTGTTTAGACATTAGACCCTTTTTTATAGACTCTAAAATATATTTAAAAGTTTCTTTTCTTGAGTCTTCTTTGTTTCTTCTCTAGGAGAGAAGGTTGACTCTTAACAAAACCTTGTCTACGCCTTTTTCTTATTTCTATAAAACGTCTAGCTATAGCTCCTAAACCTCCTGATTCTTCCACAGGACGTTCCATACCAAAAGGTTCTTTCTCTTTATCTTTCATAGAAGATACCATAGTTCTACGCATAAGACCTTCTCTTGTTTCAAGCTCATCTACAGTATTTGGTTTAGAGTCAAACACACCATTAGCTTCATCTTTTAGATAAGCGTCATAATCAAAATTATCTGCCTCTAGTCTAAAGTTTGATAATGGTTTACGATAGTCCGTCATGTTTAAATCCCTATTTTTATTATTAATAAAGTCTTTGCAATCTAAAAAATGTCTAATCCAATTGCTGTTCCTATAAGCTGACCTATACCTGCTTTTTCTGAAGCACTCTCAGCCATTTTAGCCAGTTCTTTTTGTGTTTCTGAAGCCATTGTAGTTGTAAGGAGTTGCAAAGATCTGTTTGAATTATTTTCTTGTGTTTGATGTGCTCTAGACAATGCATCAAGCTCTGCTCTTTGTTCTCTAGCTAACTGTTGTTGTGTTGCATCATGGGCTAATTTAGCATTTTGTAAGTTTATTTGAGCTTGTGTTTTAGCTTGTTCTATTTTTCTTTGATTATCCATCTCAGCTTGTCTTAATTTTTGCTCAGATTCTATTTTTCTTTCAGCTATAGCTTCAGCTGACTCTATTTGTGCTTGGGTTACATCTCTCTCAGTTTGTATTCTAAGTTTTTGTTGAAACATATCATTACGCATTTGCACGTTAGCTTGCTGTATAACTATGTCGTTCTTAGCATTAAACTGTTCTCTTTGTTCCTTAATATTTGCATTAAACTGAGATATAGCGTTTTCTTGACCAGCATTAAATTGAATCATTGAATTTATTTGACTAGCATTAAACTTTTCTATATCAGCAATCATGTTCGATTTAAACATATTAACTTGATTTTCAGATTGAGCGTTAAACTGTTTAGCTGCATTTTTCATAGAAGTGTCTGATAAGATAGTAGCAATTCTTTGTTGAGTTTTAAAAATAGCTGTAGACTGCCTATTATCTAAGTTTTTAAACTCCATTTGAGCCTGTGTTTTTGCATCAGCCGCAGCAACTGGTAAAGCTGATTCCATAGCTGCTTTAACAATAGCTTCTCCAGCCATAGACGAAGCACCCAAACCTCTAGCAGCCATTCCAGCTGTAGCTGCTCTTAATGCTCCAGAAGCCCAAGGCGGTGTACCATCATCAAAGTCTTTCATTAACTCATCTAATTGACCACGAACTGTAGCCTTTTTAGTAAGCTCTCCTTGTTGTGCTTCTAAATCTTTTAGTGCCTCATCTACAGATTCTTTTGACGTATCAGCCTCATACGTAACAGCATCTTTTACATCAACATCATCTGCTTCTTTTGCTTTACCTGTTTTAGCTGTAATCTGTTCAACAGGTTCTTCTATGTCACCTGTATCTTCATCTATTTGATCAGCTTCAGCTGACTCTAAATCATCATCAAAAGCTATGTCTGTTTTAGGTTTATCTTCTTCGGACATCTCTTCAATAGATGTAGCTTCTATAGTAGGTTTTTCTGCAGTTTGGTATGTAGAAGTTACATCTTTAGTCGCTTCTTGTAAAAGAGTAGGATCTGGGTTTGACCCACTATCCCCTGAACCTTCGTTATTATCCTGATTTGAGTTTTCTCCTGAACCTTCATCACCACCTTGATTTGAATCTTCTTCTAAGTTTGTATCACCACCTTCATTCATAGCAGTAAGAGGAGCTGGTTTTTCCATTATCTTTTTAGCAGCAGTTTCAAACCTACCAATCTTTGCAGCAGCAGCTGGATTAGCCTCTATAAAAAGGTTCATACTTTCTTCTGTAGCTGGCCCTTTATATCCAGCATTAGAAAGTAGAGTATGTTTCTGTTTGTTAGTGAACATCAGTATCTCCCATGTTCTTATATTATAATGTAGAAGAAGATGGTATCAGGCATATACCTTAGTATACCTTCCGAAGACCTTTAGTCTATTATACCATACTTCTTTACAACTGTCAAGTATTATTTTTAAGTTATTGTAATAAATATATAATAAAAGAAAAAACACCTATTCCTATAAGCAATAACAAACCTGTTACACTCCAAGTCACAATAGCCTCTTGTATTTCAGCTTTACGGTATTCTTGTTCTTTCTTCTGTTTTCTTATTCTACCCTCAGTGGCTACTAGTTCATCCCAAGCTGATGGTCCTAAACTAAAACTGATCCAATCTTTTAGTTCTTTTCGCATTGCTTCTGCTTTTTTTTTAGCAGTGAATAAAGCCAAAGCTTCAGCCTCTACTGATGAACCATTTAGTGCTTTCCACCAAGGAAGGTTCTTACTCTTTTGTTCAACATAAGACAGGTCACTCATAGCACCAGCCCATTGTTGAAGCTGACCATGCATATCCTGTAGATCCTTCCCTAACGAAAAACCTTTTTTCAGTGCATTAAATGCAACAGTAGCTCCACTTATGATGGTAACTGGATCTATAGGACTCTCCTCCTAAGTAATGTATCTTTTTAAATTTCAATTTTATATACTTGGCTTTGTAGGCCAATCTGCATCTTCTAGATTAGGCCAGTTTTTATGTGTTGGCAAATCACGTAAAGCTTGTCTATATGTCTTTACATTATCTGGCATTGTTACATCTGACAACGCATAGAAGTCTGTTTCTGCAAGTTTACTGTTTCGAGTAGACCTATTGTTTTCACCAGTAACCTCATCAAGTGCTTCTTGATATGCTTTTTCATGTTCTGCTTTTGTGACTGTTTTTCCATCTACAGTTGTATCAGCAAACATATCCTTGGCTACATACTTTTCTACCCAGTTGCCTTTACTATCTTGCTCAACACCATCACGTACACTTGTTTGATACGCTGTTGTTGTAGCAGGAGGGCTAGGCAACACTGCATCTAACTTCATAAAGTCTAATGTATCTTGAGTCCAAACAGCAGGGAAAGAAGTATTAGAATACTCTTTTCTCCACTCGCCTTGAGTTTTTACAACTCCTGATGTTCTATGTCTATATTCACCCATTGATTGATCCTTTCATATGAGTTTGATATTATGCTGCAATAGCATAAAAAAGATAAGTACCATCAGTTAAATCATCTGTAATCTGAAAACCTGATGAAAGAGGGTCTATTAAATCAGTAGACGTATTTTGAGCACTACTTAAATTTATAAACACATGAGGGTCATTACCTGAAACTATTCCTCTATCGCTATCAAACAGTCTCCAATTACCTGTAGCATCTGTACGTTTTAGTAAAACAAACTTAGACCCATTAGAAAAACCACAGTCTACATCGGTAGAACTTCCTGAATGTGCTACTGAACCTATCTTTGACACACCTGCAACTGATGCAAAGAGATAAGCTACATGAGTTTCACCATTATCATTAACATCAATATTTCCACTTGGTACTTGAAAAGTTGTAGCACTTATGTTGCTATGATTTACTGCATTTGAACTGCCAAAACCTGAGCTAAAATCATTAGCTAACATCATATTTCCTGTAGTACCATGATAAACGGTAAACCCATAGAAAGAATCTTCGCTGCGCTTCTTTATCCATATCATTTCAGGAACAACCCCAAGATTATGAGTTATTGTTTGAGCACCTGATGTACCTGTGTAAGTAACCACATCAAAGTATTTAGGTGCTCGTTTCCACATCCAACTGTATAAAGAAGAGTCTGTGTTTGTTCCTGTATTATAACCATTCATGTAATCAAATTGATCACCACCTGATCCAGAATCTTCTGCATTTACATCATTTGGACGTAAAGAAGTTCCTTGTAGTAAACGTGTAAGTGCCTCCCAATTACCTGACCCTGTATCTTTTCTTA